ATGAATGGTGAAGACGGATATTTTTTTGCAGAAGAAGCCCAAGAAAACATAGAAGATTGTCCAAGGTTTGGAAATAAAGGCAATGACAGAATAGTTGCTAGACATCAAACAAAATTGTGTGATATAATTGAGGGTGAGGATTATAGTAATGTGTCAAGTGTAAACGGATATACAGCGTATGTATTCGGAACAACAATATTAAAGGATTAATATGGTATCTAAATTTGATATTTGCTCAAAGGCACTAAATGAATTAGGCGAAGATACAATTAACAGTTTTACTGATGATACAAGTAGAGCAAGAACTTGTGGCCTAATATATCCAGAATACATTCAATACCTTTTATCATTACATCCTTGGAAGTTTTCTTTGGCAAAAGTGCAACTTGCCAGATTAGTAACAGCCCCTTTAAACAAATGGGAATATGCGTATCAACTACCGTCTGATATGCTAATATTAAGAGCTGTTTATGAGAGTGATAATGTTGGCGCAATACCTATTACAAACTGGGAAAGGTTTGAAAACACAATACAAGCAGATCAAACAGAAATATATGTTGATTATCAACAACAAGTAATAGAAGAAAATTTCCCCGCTTATTTTGTGGAATTTGTAGTGCAGGCAATGGCTGCAAAGATAGCTAGGTCAATAACAGATGATCCAAATATTGTTGCTGAAAAAAAGCTAGAGGCTTGGGGAAGTCCTGCTAATAATTATAACGGAGGGGCTTTTGGTGTTGCAAAAAAATTAGATGGTATGCAAACGCCTACTTTGCAAATACCTGCTGATGACTTATTAGCTGCAAGAATTAGTTAAGATGCCTATAAAAACGACTCAATTTAAATTTACATCTGGCGAAATTGATCCTTTGTTGATGGGTCGTACTGATTTAGATAGGTACTATGGAGCAGCAGAAACAATGACTAATGTAAGATTGTTGCCTCAAGGTGGATTTAAAAGAGACGACGGATTGCAATTCATAGAAAGATTGCATAGGCAAGTTACAAGGCTTACATCGCTTACAGCAACAGCGCCAAATGGCGGAACGGCAGCAAATGCAAATGATGATGACACAGCAACTAATTTAATTACAACAACTAATATAAGTACAAACAATCCATATGTTATAGTGCATTATGATCTAGGAGCTAGTAAAGACATTGCTTTTATAGATGTTGTAGAAACAAAACTAACTTCGCAAACTAATAGCACAGAATTTTTTATACAAGTAAGTACAAACAATACTGATTGGGTTAGCGTTGGTGATGCTATTGATATGTCTAGCTCAGTGGTAACTAGAAGAAGAAGAGTAAGAGGTTCTTATAGATATGTTAGATTTGCAAGAATAGGCTCAACAGATCTTACAACAGATGTTGCAACAATTAATGAATTTCATGTATATGAAGAAAGCGCGTCACTATCAGAATCAAAAATAATACCTTTTGAGTTTAATGTAGAACAAAGCTATATTTTAGTTATTACTGATAAAAATATTGCTGTTTATAGAAACAAAGTATTTCAGGTAGATGTTAGAGCAACAAACTTTACTAATACTGTTGTAAGTGAAATTAAAAGCACGCAATCAGCAGATACAGCTATATTTGTACAAGAAACATTTACACCGCAACAATTACAAAGACAAGGCGCAGATGACAGATGGTTAATATCTGATGTTGTATTTGAGAATGTGCCAAGATATGATTTTGATCCAGTTGTTACAACTGATGCAGCTTGGGGTCATTTAACAGTTAGTGCAACTTCGGGAGTTGTTACTTTAACGTCACAACATGCAGTACCATTTGATAGTTCTTATATAGGCCAATATATTATTGCAAATGGTGGACGAGCTAGAATATTATCTATTACAAGCACTACTGTTGTTGAAGCAGTTACAGAAATCCCTTTTTTTAATACAAATCAAGTAGCAACAGGTAATTGGGATATAATTACTGGTTATGAAGACGCTTGGAGTGCAACAAGAGGCTATCCAAAAACAGTAACGTTTCATAGTGGAAGGTTATATTTTGGTGGCACTACACAAAGACCACAAACTGTATGGGGTTCTAAAATAGGTGTATATTTTGATTTTGATCTTGGTTCATTAGATGACGCTGATGCTTTAGATGCAACACTAGATACAGATCAAATAAACGAAATAGTAAATCTTAAGTCAACAGGTGGTAACTTAACAGTTTTTACAAGTGGCTCTGAATTTGTTATTCCACAAACTAACTTTGCAGCGGTTACACCTGCTACCTTTACATTCGTGCCAGTGTCACAATTTGGAAGTGAACCAGGATTTAATGTTGGTGTTATCAGTGGCTTAAACATATTTGTTCAACGAGGTGGTAAAAGTATCATGTCATTTAATTATGACACATTGCAACAATCATCACTATCTGAAAACATATCTTTGCTATCTTCACATCTGATAAAAAACCCTGTGGATTTCACAGTAAGAAAAAGCACATCTACAGAAGAATCTAATTTAGTGCTATTTATAAATGGCGATGGTCAGTTAGTCATGGGTACTATGTTGTTTTCGCAAAATGTAATTGGCTTTACAAAGCGAGAAACTTTATCGGCAACAGGTACATTTATTAACGTAGGTATTGATATATCAACGATTTACACAGTTACACAAAGAACAGTTGATGGCTCTACTCATAAATATTTAGAAGTTATGCAAGACGACTCTTTGCTTGATAGCTCAAAGACAGTAACAACAGGATTGCCAACAAGTACATTTACAGGTTTAGATCATTTAGAAGGCGAGACAGTAAAAGTGATTGCTGATGGTAGCGTAATGACAGATAGAGTTGTTTCTAGTGGCTCAATAACAATAGAAAGAGATGCTGAAACTAGTTGTGAAATAGGTCTTAATATGACACCTACAGTAACAACTTTACCAATAGAGATAGCTGGTATGGGAAGTCAAATTGGTAAAAGAAAACGTATTTCTGAGGTAGTTCTTAGGGTAAATAATACAGGTGATTTTACCGTAAATAATGATAAAGTATCTTTTAGAACCTTTGGAGCAGCAGGTGCAGGAAGTCCGCTAGATGCAGCACCTCCAAGTTTTACTGGTGATAAAAAAGTAAAAGGCTTGCTTGGTTTTGATGAAAGGCAGCAAATAACGATTTCGCAGAATGAGCCGGCAGACTTGCAAGTATTAAGTGTAACAATGAATGTGAATATATAATGGCTATAGAAAATTCAACAAAACCTAAAGGATTATCACAAGCTGGAATGTTGCAACTAGGAAGCGGACTAGCAAGTCTTGGACAAGGTTTTGCAAGTTTAGCCGCAGCCTCTGCACAAGCTAGGCAATTTAAAATACAAAGTGCTTTCGATGATCTTGCAATATCTAATCAAAAGTTAAAAGCACAACAACAAGCTATCTTTCTAAGAGAGAAGTTTTTTAAAGATATTAGCTCGTCACGTGCAAGTTTTGCAGGGCGTGGAGTTGCTCTTGGCACTGGTATTGCTGCAAGATTTGCAACAGAAGCAGAAAGAGTATTACAGGAAGATTTAAAAGCCACTGAGTTAGAAAGTAGAGCTATTCAAGGGACGCTAGAGTTTAGGAAGTCACAAGCTAAATTAAGTCAAGAGACTGCAAGAAATCTAGGTTTAATGAGAGCGAGCCAAAGCTTAACTAAAGGCGCAACTAGTTTATTAACAGGATTTAAAACTATAAAAACATGAAAACACCTGAAAGACAAATAAGCATTATAGGACAATCACCGTCTTTTCAGCCAACAAGCGAAACTAGTCAATTCTTTAATGAATTATCAGGTTCTTTAGAAGCAACAGCAAGAGATATGCAAGCAAAAGCTGATATTATATACACTAACGAATTTATGACAAGCGCAAGAGAAGAGGCGCGAAACATATATGAAAGAAATATTAATAATCCAGATCAGCTTAAAAATGAATTAAATGAATATAAGCAAGGCCTATTAAATAACGTTCCTGCATCATTACGCCCAAAGTTAGATTATAACTATAATAGTATGGGGGCTGCATATATTAATAATGCCTATATTAATAAAAATAAAATGCTAACAGAGGAGCAAAATGCAAAGCTTGCTGAATCTGAAAATAGAATTATTGATGACATTAAGTTTTCTGTATCAAATTTTTTTAACAACGAAGGATTAGATCAGAATCAAATAGTTGCTAAAAACATAACAACGTTTGATGCTATTGCTGCAAGTAGCGATGAGTTAGAAAAAAACTTGTTACAAGTAAATGAACAGGGCTTGCAAATAAGAACGCCTGAGCAAGTTCAAAAAAGCTTAGTAAATTTACAACAAACTGTTTTTAGTGAGATCAGTAAGTCATGGTTTAGTTCTCAACCTGATAAACTAAAAGCATATTCAGAATGGTTAAATAATGAAGCAGTTGTAAACCTTCCAGATAAAACGATTAATATTAGAGAGTCATTATCACCTGATGTTAGAAAAAAAATAGATCAAGATATTCTAACTGAGATAAAAAACGAAGTTTATATTGATAAGCAGCTAGAAGAAAGGGTTGAAGCTGAAGAGGCAATTTTTACGGATGAAATAAAAAAACAGCTTTATGATCAAGCAAAAACAGGCGATTTATTACCTGCGACGGTTGAAGCTGCTAGAAATATTTTAGATTATAACGATTACCAAAATTTTAGCAAAATGGCAATACAAGCCAACCCGACTACAAATGGTTTTGTATATGGTAATTTTGTTAATAGAATTAATAGAGGCGAAAACGTTTTAGAAGAAATAAGAAGCGCAAGATTTGACGATAAATCATTAAGTAATGAGGATTTTGAATCTTTATTAAATAAAATTGATGGCAATGAAGTTTTTCTAGCACCTGAAAAAGAAGCGGTAAATAATTTAAGAGGGCTGTTAGGCGGTACATCAGAATTGCTAACTATTGCTAATTTTACAACAATGCAAAATGCAGAAATGGATTTAAAAAAGCAGCTTAGATTATTTAAGCAAATAAATGATAGAAGCCCTACATATGAAGAAGCGGAAAAATTAACAAACAAAGTTTTTGAGGAATATAATCTATTAAATACTGAGAATCTCGCATCAACTTTTCCAAAGCCTGAACTAATGAAATCTGAGCAAAAGAGAAATGCTCGATCTTTAACAATTAATGATATTGATGATATAGAAAAAGATACAAAAAAACATTACCTAGAAAAAAATAATAACAATAAAGAACTAGTAGAACGCGACCTTGATTTCGGAAGGGAAATGCTCAAAATAAACAAATGGCGACAATTTATTATTGAAAATGAACGCATTAAACGCATTAAACAAGAACGTATTAAAAATCAAAATAAATAGGACTTATGAGTAGGCAAATTTCTGAACAAAACATAGAATCTTTAAATGATTATCACACATATGTAAAAGATCAAAATGCGTATGAAGCAGCAGCAGCAGCAGCTTTTGCAGAAAAAGAACAGCCTATAGAAACTCAACAGCAACCAATTATAGATGAACAGCCAGATGTTCCACAAATACCAAAGGAAGGGCTTTTTAAGCGATTTGTTAAGGATGTTGCAAGAGGTACTATTGGAGAAGGTGGAAGAGCTATAGTAAGTGGATCAACAAAAGGTATTAACCAAATGTTAGATATAGTTGATGATACCGCTCAATGGCTAAATGAGAATGTTGTTGAACTGCCACAAACAGAAAAAAAATTTACATTACCTCAACCAACTTTTGGAGTAGATAAAGCAGAAAGTCCAAAAAGTGTTACAGGCAATATAATTGAAGATATAATGGAATTTTTAACTGGTTTTGGTGTTGCTGGTAGGGCAATGAAAGGGTTTAAGGCAGGAACCAAAACTAAAAAACTAGCTAAAAGGACTGGTCAAGCTGCTCTTGGTGACGTGTTAGCTTTTGATGAGCAAGAAGAGAGGCTATCAAATATAATTCAAGATGTACCTGCATTACAAAATCCAGTAACAGAATTTCTTCAAACTGATGAAGATGATTCTGTCGCAGAAGCTAAATTTAAGCAAGCAATAGAAGGGATTGGACTTGGTTTAGCTGGTGAAGGTCTAGGAAAAGTAATTCAAGTTTTACGCAAGAATAAAAAAGTAAAACAGAATATAGAGGCAGAATTAGAAGCTGTAGAAAAAGTGCCAGAAACTGGACTACAAGTTGAACAACTTAGCATGTTAGGAAAAGCAGATAGCGAAGATTTTGTTTTTACAAAAATGCAAGCAGCAGTAAAAGAAACTGAAGGTTTAACAGCAAAGCAAATTGATGAATTAGCTACAAAGAAACCAACAAATGCAGATGATATACAAATAAACTTTGCTCGAATAAACGGTCCAGAAGATTTAAAGCAAGCAATGCAAGCTTATGCTAATGAAATGCAGTTATTGCCTAAAGTACAAGACGCGCGTCGTGGTGTTAGATCTAATGAAGTTACTTTGCGAGCAGCCGAAGATATAGACGGTTTTCAAACACTTCTAGAAAGAAGAGAAGGGCAGCCTTTAAATGCTGAACAAATAACAGCGGCTAGAAATTTTTATTATAATACTTCAAATAAGTTAATGGAGCTTGCAAAAAAAGCAGCAAGTCCAGAAGCAACAGACGTTGATCAATACGCTTTTCGAAAAATAGTTGCTTTACATCATGCAGTCCAAAAGGAACTTTTAGGAGCAAGAACAGAAGGAGGGCGATCATTTCAAGCTTGGGCTATTCCAATAACAGGAACACCAACAGAAAAGCTAAAAGGCATGGAAGAAATATTAAATATACATGGTGGTCCAGAAGCAGGAAAAGATTTAGCCAAAAAACTGGCATCTTTTGCAGATGGTCAATTAAATACTACACAAATAAACTACATAACTCAAAAGTCTGCTTATGCTCGTACAAAAGATGCGCTAGTTGAAGTATGGACAGGGGGGATGTTGACTAATGCGACAACACATTCAAAAAACCTTTTATCTAATACAGCAACAACTTTAATGTTAGGATTTGAAAGATATGGTCAAGCATTGTTACCACAAAGCAACGTTACTGTAGCAGAAGCAAATGCCTATTTTAAAGGGTTGGTTGAATCACAGAAACTTGCTTTTGCTAATGCAGGAAAAGCTTTTAAAACTGGTCAAGTAACAATTGGAATGGAAAAAGTCGAGTTACCAAGAGTTCGTGCTAGCTCAAGAGATATATTAGATTTACAAGGCATGGCAAAGCCTTTAGGGTATGCGCTAGATTATTATGGTAGAGTTGTAAATATAGCATTTAAGGCTCTTGCTGCTGGCGATGAATACTCAAAAACTGTTTTATATAAAGCACAATTAAATGCTCTAGCTACAACAGAAGGTATAACAAAAGGTTTAAAAGGTGAAGAATTAAGAAATCATATTGCTAATTCTATTAGTTCTCCTAGTCAATTATTACAACAGCAAGCCATTGATTTTGCTGATTATGCAACATTTACAAACCAACTCGGTAAAACTGGTCAACAAATACAAAGAATAATAAGCACAAATCCTTCTTTAAAATTTGTAGTACCATTTTTTAAAACACCTACAAACATTTTTAAATTTACTTACGAAAGAACACCTTTAGCATTAACTTTGCAAAAAACACGAAAAGATTTAGCAGCGGGAGGTGACAGGCAAGCAGAAGCTCTGGTAAAAATAGGGATGGGGTCAAGCTTAATGGCTTTAGGCGTTGATATGTCTATTAATGGTAATATTACAGGTGCAGGGCCTTCAAACCCAAAAACAAGGGCGGCTTTAAAACGTACAGGTTGGCAGCCAAACTCAGTAAAAATTGGTGATACTTATTATAGTTATGCAGGATTAGAGCCTTTTTCAACATTATTTTCTTTTAGTACTACAATGGCAGAGGTTTTAACTAATTATGAAATGTATGATATTGAAGCGCAAGATGAAGTTGATAAAGTTACAACAGCTTCTATTTTAGCATTAACAGATGCAACAATAAACAAAACCTTTTTACAAGGAATATCAAATTTAATGGACGCATTTTCAGATCCAGAGCGCAAAGCCGAATCTTTTGCTCAAAGGTTTTTGAGTTCGTTTGTACCAGCAGGAGTAGCAGCAGTTGAAAGGGCAGTTAATCCAGAGCGAGAATATGTAACTAATATTACAGATGCTTTTAAAGCAAGAATACCAGGTTTTTCAGAAGATGTTCCAAAACGTAGAAATGTATACGGAGAAGTAATTCAATATAGATATCCTGATGAAAACATTTTAGATCAAACAACATCAGGAATTACTAGTTTATTTAATCCTTTTTACGCAAGCAAAGAAAAAGATAGTCCGCTTGATGAATATTTGTTAAAAGAAGGTTATAGTGTTAGTATGCCATTAAAAACACAGACTTTTGATGGCGAAAAAATTAATTTAAGAGACTATGGAGAAATATATTCCAGAATGTTAGAATTAAGAGGGCAGGAAATAGAATTAATTCAATACAACAATCAAAATATGAAAGATGCTCTTACAAGCCTAATAGATAGAACATTGCCACAATCTATTGCGTTTTATAGTAGTTTTACAGATGGAGAAGAAAAGCAGGATATTATAAATAAGATACAAAGAGATTATATAAAAGCAGCTAAAGAAAAGTTGCGTGAGGAGTATCCTATTATTGACCAATTAGTTTTACAAGCTAAACTAGAAAAACAGAATAACGAGGCATTATAATGACAGTTACAGCAAACAGTAGAAGAGAGCAATATCAAGCTACAGCAGGACAAACAGTTTTTCCCTATCCTTTTCCTATACAACATCAAGATGAAATTACAGTTATTCAAACCTTAGCATCTGATGGAACAAGCACTACCCTTACTATTACAACAGATTACACAGTATCAGATGTTGGCGAGGCTTCAGGCGGTAATATTACTTTAGTCAGTGGAGCTGCATTAGATGATATTATAACGGTCGTTGGTGCAACCCCTACTACAAGAACAACGGATTTTAACCAAGCAGGTGATTATTTCGCTGACGAGTTAAATGCACAACTAGACAGGATAACACATATCTTACAAGAAAACGAAACAGAAACAAAAAGAGCGTTTTTATTGAAAGATGAAGACACAGCAACATCGGTTGAGCTTCCTATAACAAGTGTTAGATCTAGCAAATACTTAGCTTTTGATTCTAGTGGTGACCCAATAGCAGCAGATGGGACGGCTGAATCGCCAACAACTGCGTTTATGAAAACGGTATTAGAGGCAGAAACAGCAGCAGCAGCAAGAACTACTTTAGATGCTCAAGAAGACGTTATCACAACAAGAGGTGATTTAATTAGAGGTTCATCATCAGCAGCAGCGGAGAGATTAGCTCTAGGGACTGCAAATCAAATATTAACCTCAGACGGAACAGATGCTAACTGGTCAAGTGATATTAACGTCACCGATGCTACAGTAAATGGTAAATTTAATACAAGTGTTGTTTCGCAAACTATATCAAGTGGAGCTATTGCGTACACTTGCGGACATATAAGATTAGATACAGAGGGCAGTGCTGCCACTGATGATTTAGATACAATATCTGGTGGTACAGTTGGCGATAGACTTGTTCTAAGAATATCTAGCAGTACAAGAAATGTTGTTATAAAAGATGGTACTGGTAATATTCAATTGTATGACAACAAGGATATTCTTTTAGATTTTACTATAGATAGCATAGAGTTAATCTATGACGGTGCAAATTGGTTAGCAATAGGCAGAATTGACAGTGATTTTGCAGCCTCTTTCAATACAAATGGTTACACATATTTACCAAATGGGCTAATACTTCAGTGGGGAGTTGTAAACTCACCGTCATCTATTGGAACAGTCACTTTGAATCTAACTTATTCAACAGCAAATCGCGGAGTATATTTGCAAGCAAGGAAAAATGATGGGGCTTTTAGATACGCTTTTTTAACAAACACATTTTCAACCTCTCAATTTAGTTTTAAAATTGATGACTCTGGAGGTAGTGGAGCTAGTGCTGACAACCTATATTGGCAATCAATAGGATATTAAATATTAAATTATGACAAAAACAATAAAAGTAAAATACAATAAAGAAACAACAAAAATTGAGGGTTTTTATCCTAGCTTTATAAAATATAACAACATTGTTATTGATGAAGATGCAAAGACAATAGATGGCTTGCCATATATTGAGGTTACAGAAGAAGAACATCAAGCAGCTTTAGAGCTAAATATAGCTGCGGTTGTAGATGGCAAATTAACAGAATATACCAAAACCGATCAAGAATTAGTAGAGGAGCTTAAAAACTCTAAATTGGCAGCATGCAATTTTTATCTAAAAGCTACTGATTGGCAAGCAATAAGAAAAGTTGAATCAGGCGTTGATTTTAAAAAAGGGGTTGCAGACAATAGAGCTTTAGCAAGAAGCTTGCAAGATGATATTACAAATGCATCTACTGTTGAAGAATTAGAATTAATAAACACTGATTTTTAAGGTAAATTATGCAAAAGAAAGGTCTATATTCAAATATTCATGCAAAACGCAAAAGAATTGCTGCAGGAAGTGGCGAGAAAATGCGTAAAGCAGGAGCAAAAGGCGCGCCTACAGCAGCAGCTTTTAAGGCAGCAGCAAAAACAGCTAAAAAAAGAAAATAATGCCTAAAAAAAGAGCTGTAAGTCTATTGGTATCTAAAGGCGAAAAATCAAAAAAAGGTGGTCTTACAGAAAAAGGCAGAAAGAAATATAATAGGCTAACAGGAAGTAATTTAAAAGCACCAGTAACAGCAGAAGCAGCTAAAAAAAGTCCAGCTAAAGCTAAAAGAAGAAAGTCATTTTGCGCTAGAATGAGTGGTGTTCCTGGCCCTACTTCTAAAGGTGGTAAATTAACACGCAAAGGGCTAGCGTTAAAAAGATGGGATTGTAATTAAGATGATCATCGACCAGTGGGAAATAATACAAGGCCTAGTTATTTGTTTAATAACTTTATTTAGTTATATGCTTAAAGATCATTTAGCTAGACTAGAAAAAGAAAACAGCGCTATTCGTGATGATCTAAGCAAAGCCAAAGAGGATATAGCAAGCTTTAAAGAAAATTACACATCACAAAGAACATTGCAAACAATGCTAAATGAGATTGAAAAACAAATAATAACCCTAGAACGCAACTTAACTGATAAAATGGAGTTACACATGCAGGTTATAGATCAAAGGCTAAAATCTAAATAAAAGCCCTTTAATTTCTGATAATTTCTTTTTAAAATAAAATACTTTTTCGTAAGCAACTTTGCGTTCATATAAGATTATTTCTAATCTAAATATCTCTAATTCTTTATATAGATTTTCTTGTTTAGTATTTTTAATAATATTCTGTATTCTTTTGTGAATTTTAAAAACAGTGTACATATTTATATAAATCAAGTATAATGCAAGTTATAGTTGAAAAAACCTTATTATAAATAAACAAGATGATTACCAAATTAACAAAAACCATTAACCTAGGATTTAAAATTATTAACAGTTGTATTCCAAGCGGAGTTTTGCAAATAGCGATATTAGAAGGATTAAAAATACTGGTTAATAGAAATAACAATGACTTAGATAATGTTGTTTTAAAGTCATATATAAAAAAATCTAACCTAAAGGCAGAAGAGAAGGAATCATTGTTAAAAAATTTATAATGCAAGTATTTAGGCTAAAAAGGTATTTAATAAGCAACAAAGCAATATTAGGTGTCTTAAATGACTCGCAAAACAACGAGATCTGTAAAACTTTAGAAAATCCATATTTAGACAACAAGCCATATATATCATCGATACCTTGTGGTATATATCATTGTAAAGAATTTAATGGAGTTAAGTATCAGAATGTGTGGGAAATTCTAAATGTCCCTGGTCGTTCCTCTATACTATTTCACAACGGAAATATATCAAAGCATACTAAAGGATGTATTCTAGTAGGGCAAACTTATGGCTTTATTAAAAATGATATAGCAGTTTTAAATTCACAAACTACTTTAACATTTTTGCAACGAACATTGCCAAAAGAGTTTATTTTAGAGATCTCAAATATTGAAGATTAACAACAGTTCGTAAAACGATCCTTTTGCGGACATTTTGCAAATCTAAAAAACAATTATATAAAATGCTATATTTTGGTTCTTAAACTCGTTCTTTAAACAAAGTTTGTAAAAGAGCCCGTTTTAGGGTTTTGTGAACAAATATCAAAAGTGAGCGATAGCTATATATAATAAAAAGCAAACGCAAGATATAGAGTAAGCAATAAATCTATGCTTTCTTCTCTTTGTTTTAATTTCTAATATATATTGATGATATGATTTAGTTGTCATCGGAGTTACTAAAATGTTTTCTAAATATAGCTTCTTGACTATTTGCTTTCGCATATTTAGCCGACCATGCAGCAAAATATGTGTCATAGGCTATGTCTTCACAATTTGTGTAATCCATAAAAACCTCATAAGTTGCGTAGGCAGCATTAGCGCAAGTACACGCAGAAAAAAACGCTTCGTTATTAGCTTTTTTTGTCGAATCAACTGCTTGACCAGCAAAATGTTTTAACTCGGTAAGTTTTTTAACTTTATCAGGGTTTTGGGAGTACAATAAGTATTTTGCAATTTCTAAAGCATTTCTTGGGCTAATATCATCAGGATATTTATGCTCGAATATATCAATAACATCATTGGCGCATTCAACAGCATACTTAGCAATGTCCAATTTGTGATCATTATCTAAGGTTCTTAAACATAGTAATGCGTATTCAATGCCTCTTTTTTCCAATATGTCTATTAGTGATAATGGCTCGTCATCAGGCTCTTGTTTATTTAAGTCATGTAACAACAATTTATAAAACTTATGACATTCAAACTCTTTCTTGATTTTATTTAAAGTTGTATATGTTTTTACCATGCAAGTTAAAAAGGAATTTCATCATCAAACTTATCAAAATACACGTTTTTTTCATCATTTTTTTTATTATTTTTACTTAAATTTAAAACACGACTTTGCTCATTTGCTAGATTGTTTACAATTTGCAAAACGCAGTTATAGCCATTTAAAACAATCTTAGTAGAATATTGATCTTGTCCTTGTTTATTTACATATTTAGAAGTTTCGAGCTTGCCTTCAATATATAGCATAGTGCCTTTCTTAACATATTGCTCAACAACCTTTGCAAGCCCTTCTTGAAATACAGTTATGTTATGCCATTCTGTTTTTTCTTGTGGCGTTCCATCTTTAGCTTTCCATTTCTCAGAAGTTGCAAGCGAAAAGCTAGCGGTTAGTTTTCCTGCTTGTGTTGTTCTTATGTCTGGGTCTTTTCCTAATCGACCAATTAATATTACTTTGTTTATTGTACTCATTATTTACCTTTTGTTAGTTCTGTAAGTTGGTTATTTTCGCAATATAACCGCTCTAACTTAACTAACTTGCCAAGATCTAATTCTGTTAGTCGGTTATTTTCGCAATACAAAACCTTTAAATTAACTAAATTGCTAACGTCTAATTCAGTTATGTTGTTATAAGAGCAATCTAACTCCTCTAAATTAACTAACTTGCTAAGATCTAATTCTGTTAGGCAGTTAATTGTGCAATGTAACCACTTTAACTTAACTAAATTGGTTACATATAATTCTGTAAGTTGGTTATAAGAGCAATCTAACTTTTCTAAATTAACTAACTTATCCAAGCCTTGTAATCCTATAAGTTCGTTCTCACTGCAATCTAAAGACGTTACTTTCTCAACAGCAATATTATTATCTTTACAATATTGCTCAATATCAAGTATGCCCTCTAAATCTTCGTAGTTTAAATTTATTTGCATTATTTACCTTTTGTTAGCTCTAAGATTATTTGCTCTAGCTTCTCAACTCTATTTGTTAGCAAATCGAGTTTGTCTTGCTCAGGCTCAGGCTCAGGTTCAGGCTTAAAATGTATATATTCCTCTAAATTTAACCACTCTAAATTAACTAACTTATCTAAACCTTTTATCTCTGTTATTTCGTTACTGTCGCACTGTAACACCTCTAACTTAACTAAATTGCTAAGATCTAATTCTGTAAGTTCGTTACAATGGCAATATAACCACTCTAAATTAACTAGTTTGCTAACGTCTAATTCTGTAAGTTTGTTTTCATCGCAATATAACGCCCATACATTAACTAGTTTGCTAACATCTAATTCTGTTAGTTTGTTATTACCGCAATATAACTCCTCTAAATTAACCAACTTATCTAAACCTTTTATTTCTGTTAGTTGGTTATCACTGCAATCTAAAGACGTTACTTTCTCAGTATCGATATTATTATCTTTGCAGTATTGCTCTATATCAAGAACACCCTCTAAATCTTTGTAGTTTAAATTT